TCCGTCCCCCACGGCTGGCGAATTGTCTCTGTCAACAGGGGCTGTGTTGCATGGTGTCGGGTCTAGAGCGGCCTCGCCACGCGCCCAAGACTGGCGCTGTGCTTCGAGCATCTCGCGCTGCTTATCTGCCGGAATGGCGTTGAATGCTTCGACGGCCTTTTTCAGGAGTTCCTTGAGGTCAGCCATTCTGGCCTCCATCTTTCGGGCGGGCGATGCGCATCGCCCGGCATTCTCGAACGGCGTCAAGGCGCTTTTCCCCGATTGCGACCAGCTTAGGGTCGCGGGATGCGATGAAGAGTTTCGCTGTATGCTCCAACGGTCCGTACCGGTCGGTCTCAATCGCACCAAATTTGATGGCGAGTGCGCGTTTCGATCTAGCGATGTCGAAATGCACCCACGATGCGTTCCGATGCTTGCCGAATGACAGGACAGGATGGCCCTGAATCCATTTGCGCTGCACACCGATCCTGTCGGCCATGGCGAACAGTTCGTCGTCGCTGTCGGCCCACATGTGGCACATGACCATGTTTCCGAAGGGCGCGGCCATATCGTCAACGTAAACGCTCATCGCTGCACCTGCTCCTGCTGCGCGTTGATCTTAAGGGAATTCAGAAGGTTGCGGCTGTCGGCCCACTGTGCATGGCCGGTCCACGCGGCAAGGAAACGCTCCAGCCGATCATGCTCGCCGGCGGCGCGGTAGGCGTCGATTTTGCGCTTGGCTCGTATAACGCTGTCGCGGCGCAAAAGCTTGTGCGTCGGCCAGATGCGGTAGCCGACGAAGTTGACGCCGCGGTTGACAGGCTGGATGCTCCACTTGGAAAAGCGAAGCCCCAGCCGTTTGCGCGAAAGCTCCTCGATCGACGCCCGGACCTTGCGCAGATGCTCGGAAGACTGGCCGAGGATGACGATATCGTCCATGTAGCGGTACCAATACCGCTCGCCCAAGTCCTGTTGCAGATGCCTGTCCACCACGCCGCCGTAGATATTCGCCCATATCTGCGACAGCAGGCTGCCGATCGGCAGGCCAATGCCGGCGCGCGGCGTCATCGTCTCGATCAGGCGAAGGGTGGCGCGGCAGGATATCTTCGCCTCGATCAGGTGCCATAGCGCGGTATGCTCGATGCTCGCGAAGTAGCGGGAAAAATCGGTTTTCAGGACATAGAGCGGCTCGCCGTGCCGGACCAGCTTCCGCATGTCGGCCTGCGCTGCAATGGCTGCGGCGTGCGTCCCCTTGCCGGGGCGGCATGCGAAGCTGCGGGGCAAGAGCGTCGCCTCGAAGATCGGCCCGATGACGGCATAAAGCGCGTGCTGGGCGACGCGATCCTCAAAAGGCAGCGCCGATATCGTGCGCTCCTTCGGGTCGAAAATCCTGAATTCGTGCGGCTCGCCGGGCCGATATGACCCGTCGCGCATGGCGCTCGCCAGATCCTCAAGGTTGAGGATGGAAAACTCGTTGAATTCCAGATAGCCCGTTGTCAGGCGTTTCGCCTGCGCGGTGCGACGGAAGGCCTGACGCATATTGGCGTCCGCCGTGATTTGGTCGATAAGATTCCTGCATTTCTTTCCCATTTGCCCCGCCCCGGATTGCCGGTCGCGGGTTTCGACGGCGCTGCCGCTACTCCCCGCTTTACCGGACCTTGCAATGTATTCGCCGAAGCCGGACGGTCGGGCCGACCACCTGACCGGCGCTGCGTAAACCGTTGCGCCGTCCGCGGAAGATGACCGGCGAGGCCGTGACCGTCGCCGAGTCGTGAACAGGTTGTCGCTCGCGCCGCGCGCGCCGATGTTCTCGTCAGAGTTCTCCGGCCAGTAGTCCAGATTCGCGTACCGGGACCCGGCATTCGAACTGTTGATCCACGAGCCGCCGAAGATGGACGGGCGCAACAGCATCATAACCCCGACCGCCCGTTGCTCTTCGCAGACTTGATCCATTGGCCGAGCATCGATCCCGTTTCCGCGACGTGGCGCAGCGCCACGGCATGCTGACGGTGGGAGACGATTTTCAGCTTGGGATTGGCCGCAAAGCGCAACCAGAATCGCAGCGTTGCCAGATTGGCGTCGGCTGCATAAAGCCTTGAAGCCTGTTTCGACTTCGCGGCCTGATATAAAAGGCCAACCTGATCGAAAAGGAGTCCGATCAGCCTGTCGCGCAGCACGCCGTGCCGACGCGGGCAAGCCTGAATAATCGGATACAGATAGGTCACGGCGGCCTCGAATTTCTCGACGATCGCCAGATCCTGCGGATTTACGAATTCATCTCTTGTCATGGCTGGCGATCGTCCGTTTCAGGGGACACGCGCTTCCGCGCGTGTCAGACAGGATTCAGGTGGTCGCTCGCGCCGCGCGCGCCGATGAACACGCCAGAGTTCCCCGGCCAGTAGACCAGAGACGCGTACCGGGACCCGGCACTCGAACCGTGGAGCCACGAGCCGCCGAAGAGGGACGGGCGCGGATCGTCCGGATCACCATCCGTCCCCCAAATCCACAGATTGCCGGTCGCCTGCATCATGCCGAAGCGGCTGGTACGGGCGGCATCGAGGCCTGTTTTCTTGGGGTTGCGGTCAGCGCTGGAGCGCTCGGTCACGCCATAAGCGGCGGCGCGGAATTCGTCATAGGTCAGCAGGCGCTTGCCGTGGCCTTCGATGATCTTGACGGTAGTCTGGTAATCGAGCAGGCCCATCGTATCGCCATTGGCGATTGTCTCACCAAAGCGGCTCGTGTCGTGCTCGGCGTGGTTGACGCCGAGGAAATAGATATCAACCCAGATGGATTTACCATCGGTGCATTGGACGCGCGTCATGCCGCGCGGATCGGGGCAAGATGGGCGGAAACCGATATCCCATATGGAGTAGGGATTGATCGCCGGTTCGCTGTCGCCACCGTCGCGCCCCACAGCATTGCCACCCGGCGCGAAATGGAAGCCCGCGAAGAATTTGCCGCTCAACGGGTTTTGGTCAACGATTTCTGCGCAAAGGTTCCCGTCCGAATCGAAGCCGATACCGTAATCGCGGCCGACCGTGGGATTGCTGAAGGGAATATGGGTGTCCGTTTCAAAGGTCCGGCTGATGCCTTCGATCGTGATGACCGTACCGGCCCGGATTCCGATCGCTGCCGCGTCGGTTGCCAGCAGGATCGGCGCGTCCGGGGTCGGGCGTTGTATATGGGTCGCAGGAGTTTTCATGATGATTCAGTCCTTCTGGTTGGAGTGGAAAGGTTTTGGTTCTGTTTCGCCCGTGAGCGAGCGCAGGGCGGCGGCGCTGATCTTGTGCATGGCGATCCGCCCGCGGTTCTGGCGGCCTGATTTACGGCGCAGTTCCAGCACCTGCGCGTCGTGCCAGCGGGCGGCCGCCAACACGCCGGCGCGATAATCCGGCGAACCGGTCATGACCGGGACCGTCATGGCGTATTGCGCCGTCGAGTCGTCGGGATCGATGGCGATCTGCTCGCCGTTAAAGATGTGCAGCATGCCCGCGACGGCCGGGGCCGTGCACTCGACGGCATAGCGCCATTCGCCGGCGAGCGTCTGGAATGCGGACGCGACGACGCCGGGGAAGCGGTAGCCTCTCGTCTTGCACACGGGATCGCCCGGCGCGAATTCAGGCCCCGACATGATGTACCTCTTTCGGAAAAGCGTTGTGCTCGATTCCGTCGAGCAGGCGACCGGCTGCGCCTTTCGTTGTTGGTTCGACATAAATGACGCGCTGGCCGTGAAATCCATGGCCGCCGTCAAGATTCAGCCACCGGCCGTTTGGATAGCGACGGGAGACATTGCCGCAGTAGCGCCAGTCGGGATCTTCCACATCGCGGTCATAGACCTGCCGCCAGTTGCCCCACTGCTTGAAAAAGAATGGCACACCGGCAGTCGCGCACTGATCCCGGAGCGAGCGTGCCCAATCCGGATGCATCGGCCGCGCGCCTTTCCCGCTCTCGCCGCCGACGACAACCCAATCGATTTCCGGCGATTTCCATGACGGAAGATCGTTCCACAGAGGGTTCGGCATGTATTCCGGGATGTAAACGCGACCGAGCAGCGGCTCGGCACTGATCCAGCGCCGCGCGGCGGGCGTGTCGAGCAACAAGGGGATACGCTCGTTGGCGCGCTTCTGGTCCTCGACCGACACGCCGAGCCAGACATTCGGAAGCGGCCATGACCAGACCTCGCGTGCGCCGCCGTCGAAGGTGTACCAATTTGCATAAATGTCGTCGAGTAGGTCCGGACGGGACAGAAAATCCCACATCCGCTCGGCGCGCTTGGTCAGGATTTGAAATGTGTGACGGCTGGCGATCGCCATGATCGTGAAGACGTCCAGAATCCATTCATCCGGCACATTCTCGTGAAAGAGGTCGGCATGAGCGCAAACGAATATATTGCGCGGCTTTCTCCATTCGAGGGGCTGGTGCAACCATTGCCGGTTCAAGCGGACCTTGCCATTCCAGACCGGACCGGTTTTCGTCGGGGTCGTCAGATCCCGGCGCGAGGGGTGATCCCGAAGGCGCGTACCCGCTAGTTTCATCGCATAGCAGTTCGTGCAGCCCGGCGAGACGACGCTGCAACCCGTGATCGGATTCCATGTGGCGTCGGTCCATTCGATGTGGGTTTTGTCAGCCATGGAGCAACCTTTCCAGATCGCGGGCCACCGAATAGAGCGACAGAACGGGATATTTCTGCCCACCTATGTAGATTCCGCTTTCCTGAAGAACCGGCTGCAAAAATCGCTCGCCATCAATATTGACCACCTCGAAGTCGCCCCGCGCCAGTGCGCTGGCGAGGGCGTTCTCGATTTCCTGAATGCGAACCGTCGTCGACACTTCGTT